TTGCAGCCGATGGCCTGAAGGGAGTCGGTGTAGGACTGAACGGCGCGGCGGGCGTTGTCTGCCCGGTCACCGTTGCGGGAGTGCATCATCTCTTCGGCGCGGATGTCGTGGTTGCCCTGCATGAAGATGGTAGGTTTGAGTACCTTGCGCAGGAAATAATTCCCGTGTTTGAGGTCGTCATTGATGCCTTCTTCCTGGTCCTCCGGCGTGGCACCTTTACGCCAAGCTCCAAAATCGAAGCAGTCGCCGAGCATTATTCGCACCGTCGGTTTCCAGCGCCCGATGTGGACGGCAAGAGCCTCTTGGCTTTCTTGGCAGACGTGATGGCCGTGATTGTCTCCGGCCGCGATCCAGCGGATGATGCTCACTTCGTTGAGAGGTATGGGATGGGCTTGCCGGCATCGAAGGCCGCGAGCATCTCGTCACGTCGGGTGCGGGCCGTGGTCAGGTCGCCGCCGATGTTCTCGACGATGTCCTTGCCGCGACGACGCAGGCGGAACCAGTAACAGTCGCCAAGGCGCTGCAGGTGGTGGTTCGGGTTGTCCTTCACGTTGCGCTCGGACTTACGCTGTCCATGGCACACGGTATATTTCGGGCAGGCGAGCAGGAAGGCCACGCGCTCAGGGGGCAGACCGACCTTGCGGGCCCACGCCAGCGTCTCAGGGGTCAGAGTCTCCATGACTTGGCGAGTAGCCGGCCCTCCGACATGATCTGGTTACGGGCGTCAGGCTTGAAGATATACTCCTGGTCGAACAGGTGGGCGGCGCGTATCTCGGCGATGCTGTCGAGCTCTTCGTCGTTCGCGGGGCCGACGCCGGCGGTCGAGACGTAGACCGTGCGGACCTTCCAGCCTTTCTCCCAGAGGATGTCCTGGCAGACGCGCAGCTCGTTGATGTAGCGCCAGTCTGAGCAGACGACCGTCTCGGGGCTGACCTGATCGTGGTGCTTCATCACCGGGCACCAGTTGGCGAAGTGGCGGGCGAACACGTCCTTGTCTAGGCGCCGTGCGAACTTGCCCGCGTGCACGAGGAAGTCGCGGTTATCCACCTTGAAGTCCTCGCGGAAGAAGTTTCCCTCGATGCCCAGGTAATCCATGTAGTGGTTCGCGGCCTCCTTGAGGGCGTCGGCGAAGTTGATGTGCTCGGCGGGGCGGGTGGACCACTCGAGAAGCCCGGAGGCGAGAGTGTCCTTCCCGGCCCTTGCGAACCCGGAGATCAGCACGAGGGTCGGCGCAGCCATCGGCGTGGGTGCCTCGGTCATGGACTAGAAGGGCGGGGCTTCGGTGTGGGACTCAGGCACGATGGGCTTCTGGCCGCCCTTGGGGAACGTCAGCTTGTATTTGAACTGGGGCTTGCCGTTCCACTCGCCGTTCGGGATGGCCTCGACGCCGATCAGGCAGGTCTTGCCGCAGGCGGGCTCGATATACTGCATGAACTCGGCAGGGGTCGCGTCCAGGCGCAGCTCTTCGGTGAACTTGCCGGAGAACTTGCCGATGAGCATGGCGAGGGGCTTGCCATACTTGGAGCCGTAGGACTTGCTCAGGCAGTTGCCCTGGTCGTCGAGGAAGAACAGGCGGGCGGAGGAAGTGCCGTCCTCGTTGTGCTTCACCTTCTCGAACTTCGGCTTGATGAGCTTCAGTTTGTAGGTGCCGTTCACTTCGATGGACTTGAGGGGCGGGCGGTCGTTGTTAGGTTCCATGGTGGGAGATTAGGCGAAGGAGATGTTGGTCGCGGCGCTGGGCTTGGCGGCGAGGTCGATGGTGGTGATCTCCTTCTGGTAGCCGGGCCACTCGCCCGAGGCCGTGCAATCCTTATAGAGTTTGATGGCCCGCTCGAAGTCGAAGGCGGCGTTCGTCATCAGCTCCGGCCCCAGCTCATAGACGGCGGTCGCATAGGGCGGCTCCTTCTCGACGGCGATGAAGCGGAAGCCAAGGACGCGGCACTTGTAGGCGGCCTCGACGGCGTGCCGGTAGAAGTAAGCCTGGAGGTTATAGCGATACTTGCGGACGGCCTGAAGGAAGCCGTGAGGGCTCGCGTCTTCGCAGGTCTTCAGGTCGTAGATGTAGCCGTCGTCGGAGATGCCGTCGATGGCGCACTTGACCAGGGTATCGCCGAGAAAGGCCGTGAACATGACCTCGGTCTTCGAGAGGACGATGCCGTGTTCCTTCATGCAGCCGATTGCGGCGTTCGAGACAGCGTCGACCAAGGCGCCTTCATCGGCGGTCAGGATGGCCTTGCCTTCGTTAGCGGTGACGAACTCGGCCCACTCGGCCTTGCCCTCCTTCGTGCGCTTGTCGACATCGGGGGCGATGGCGTGCGTGGCGTTGTAAGCGTCCAGCCCTTCGAGGGCGAGTTTGTGGACGGCGGTGCCGACCCGGAGAGCCTTGGACTCTTCGCGGGTGCGGGCGAGATACGCCTGGTAGTGAGCGGGGGACTTGAGCAGTTCCTTGGCGCCGCTCTGGTTGAGCGCTTGGATGCCGTCATAGATGACGCGTTCGGTGATGAGGTCGGGCATGGTGATCGGGTGTTTGGTGTTCTGGGTTGTGGTGGAAAGGGTCAGAGCAAGGCGATGATGGCCTTAGCCTGGGCGGGGCGGCGGCGTTCGATGGCGGTCAGGCACATCGTCGAGCCGACGGCGAAGCGGGAGCAAGCGACCGGGCGGTTGCCGTAGGTCTTGCACTTGCCGGAGCCGGAGAGGTGCGGGCATCGGCTGGGCAGTTCGGCGAAGGTGCGTCCGACGATCTGGAAGACGGAGCCACGGGCGGAATAGAACTCGGTCGTGGTCGGGCTCGCGTCGATGGGCAGGAGGATGCTTTCACAGCACGCTCCCTTGCAGAGTTCACAGGCTGTCATCTTCGGGGCTGGACTCTTCGACGCTGGCAGAGATACGGCGGACATCCTCGAGGGCTTTCTCGGCGGCGTTCTCCATGGCTTCAAGGGTGTTCCGCAGGACGCGCAGCTGGACGACCAGGACATGGACGCGGTCGTGCAGGGGCTTCACGGCGGCGGCCTCGTCAGCCGTCTCGATGTGATCGGAGAAAACCTGCAGCTCGGTGATGGCGGAGCGGTTGAGGTCGGAGAGCGTAATGATGTCGGCGTCGTGTTGTTCATAACGTCCGGCGATGTGCTGGACGGTGGCGAGCGAGCCGGTGATGTTATCCACTAGGCGCTTGATGTTGTCGCGGTTGGTCATGAGCGGATGGGCGTGAAGGTAAGTTCCTTTATCTCTCCGTTCGGGGCAAGCGTGAAGAAGCGGACATCTGATCGGGAGAAGGACGGGTAGGTCTTGCGCTTCCACGCGTTCAGGTCGGTCATGAAGTCAGCGGCCTTACGGGTCGTGAACTCGACGTAGGGGAAGCCGTCCAGGAAGAGCAGCAGGGCGTACTGCTTAGGGACGGTGGCGGCAATCTTCTCGATGCCCTTGGGCAGGCTGCTCATCGGCCGGTCTTGGCACCCTTCCAGCGGGCGATGGTGGCGGTCATCACGGCGCGGGAGATCTGGCAGTCAATCATGCCGGTGCCGAGGATGTCCTCCATGACGCGGGCGAGTTCGTCGCCGGCATAGCGCATCTCTGCGATGGTCTTGGCTTGGTTCTCGCAGCGGGCCTCGGCGGCGGCTTTGAGGTTGCCCTGGTGCAGGGCGCGCATCGCCATGTTGACCGGGTCGAAGGGGTCAATGGGGGCTTGGCTCATCGGGTGAGGGGGCGGGGGGTGGCAGGGGCAGGGGCTACGGAGGCCGCAGGGCGGAAGCCAGAGGCCATAGGCAGGTCGTTGCCATCCGAATCGCTATCAACACTAATGCCGCAGGCCGTTTGGATACTCATTCTACGAACATAAGTGATGGCTCCGCCAATCTGCTGGGCGGTCAGGCCGTCGGCCTTCACCATCAGTTTGCCGAAGTCGAAGCGCTCGCCGGACGCGTGCAGGAAGGCGGTGGATACGCCGACCTTGCCGTCCTCGGAGACGAGCGTCTGGATCAGGGCGAGGTCGTGGTCGAGCAGCACCGGCTTGATGGCGTCGAGCAGGGCGTCCAGGGAGACGTACTTGGCCTTGAAGGCGGGGTTGATTTTGTTGGCCTTGACGTTGTCGAGCTCAGCGAGCGCGGCGACGAGGGAGCCAGTGGCGGTTTGGGTTTTGGGCTGGGTGGTCATGGTGGGAGATTATTCGGTGGGCTGGGCCTTGGTCACTTCGCCGGCCTTGATGGTGGCGTCGATGTCGGCGAGGGACATCCGGGTGTAGCCAGGGACGAAGAGGTTGTAGTAGGTCACGCCGTTGCGGACGGTGGGCGTCAGGAGTCGGGCGACCTTCTGGTCGGGTAATACGATGTATGACGAGTCCGCAATGATGCGGTAGTCGGCGGGGAGTTTCGGGTCTTTCTTCATGGGAGATTAGTTGATAGCGCGGCGGGTAGCGGCGTCGTAGATCAGGAGGGCGTCGGCGTTCCAGAGGGTCACGTCCACGTTCGGGAAGAGTTCGGCAGCGCGTGCCTTCAGCTTGTTCTTCCATGCGGTCGAGGACAGTTCGCCCTTGGTTCCGCAGGTGTGGGCCTTCTGCCAGATGGCCGGTCGGATGCGGTGAATCTTCCAGCCCATGGCGACGGCGGCGCCGTAGAGGACGCCCGTGTTCCACATCAGTTTGCCGATGGCCGAGCCGGGGATGTTCTTGCCGGCGAAGAGGGGCGGTTCCTCAAGGAAGAGTTCCGCGTCCTTGGCCTTGCAGCTCAAGTCAGCGAGCAGTTGGCAGACCTCGACATCAGAGCCGGGCATCTTAGCGCACTCTACCGGGTCGCCGTCGACCGACCAGACGATGCCGCCGTTGACGCCAGGGTCGATTGCCACAAGGAGGGATGCCATTGGGAAAGACTCTTTAACGAGGGTGCGGGGACAAGCGGAAAAGATTGGCGACGCGGAAGGCGTAGTCGTTAGGGCGGAAGGCACGCTCTCGGGCGGCGGTCCAGCCGACGTTCCAGACGAGGGCCATCTGTTCGGGGCTCGGGTTGGTCATCCCGATGCGGTGGAAGTTCGACCTGATCCAGCGGAGGTGCGAGGCGGCGACCATGTCCTGGGCGGTAGCGTCGCGCCACTTCGACCAGGGGAAGAAGTAGTGGCCCTCGGCCTTGAGGCGGGCAGAGGCGTCGTCCCATGCCTCCTTACCGACCTGATACATCCCGCGTTCACCGGCCTTGCCGATGGCCTTGCGGTTGTGCCCGGACTCGACCTCGGCGACGGCGTGCAGGAAGGCCGCGTC